AATGTAGAGTTACTAGAAAGCTTGTGATGATACATAAAGTGATAATAGTAGGGATCATTAGTAATTTCCAAAGTGAGTTTTAATATCTTTCATGTTGTCGTCAAATGATCCGTACAAGTCATCAATACCATAATCAATGTCTAGGTCATCTGAATATTCGTTTTCATATTTGAGGAAGGTGTATGCCATTTCAGCATCAGCATTGAAGGCTGTTAATACACCTTTCTTGTAGTCTTGGCGGATCTCGTCAAGGTGAGCATATAGCTCGTCATCAATATCAGCTTCTTCAACTGATCTGCCGTTATATAAACCTGTTTGTAAGATCTTTGCTTTTACGATGTTGTTGTACTCTTTTTTTGATAATTTTTTCATTCCTAGTCCTGGTTAATCTTTAAAGGGAATGCTTAGTTCCCTCGCCCTTTTGAGTATTGCTTCAGCTTCTTCAGCGTTAATGAAATACTCAGTATGTGTATGTTCTTTCTTTTTGTGGTCTTTATATTTGATGATGCGTTTTGATGGGATTCTTTCAGGATAAATCTCTTCCAATAGGCTATGTACCTGGTCCTTGTCCATCTCAACTAGCATTGATAAATCATAGGTTGAAAGGAACTGATCTAGTTCCTCCCATGCTCCCTTAAACTTATTCAAAATCACTAGATTCAAGTTCTACTTTCAGTTTACGTGCTAACCAAACTAAGCCTTTACCTGTCACTCGTACTTGTGTTCCATAATTTGAAGCTACAAGTTTTAAATGGTTACGGTCATGTGCAGCAAATGGTTTGTAAGTTGCTGAAGTCTTTCCATATATCCATCCGTTAGCTAATAGCCAATCAGTAAGATCTTTAGGACGCATTTTAAGAAGTTTAGCTGTATCTCTTATGGTGTATGTGTTGTCACGATTAGCAATGATGTCATATACATCTGCTTTAGGCTGAATCACTTCAATTACTTGTTGTTGTTGAGCTACTTGAAAAGCTAGTTGTTCTTTCTGCTCTTCTGCTTCAATTAAGCACTGTAAGGCTTCTTTATAGTTGCTTGGTAGTCTTGGTTGTTGTACTGCTTTCTCAAGCTCTAACCAACGATCAACTACAGTACCTAAAAACTGTGGTGAGAGTTGAGCAACAAGAACCATTGTGTCTCGTTTACCTTGTTCACCTTCAAATACATATAGTTTTGGAACTGTACCATTTGCAGATCTAATCCCATCCACCATTGGTGGTTGGACAATTATTCCTGATTCTATAAGACGTTCTACAGATCTCTTAACGCTGTCATGTCTTACTTGAACTAGATCAGCTATTTCTTGGCTAGTCATACGGATTGCTGTTGAATCCATATTAGGAATAGCTGTAACAATAGCTGTATTAAATGTTGTAGAATTTTGAGTTTGTAATGATAATGAAGTCATAATTTATATCCTTTATATATACGTGTTTTGAGTCCGCTTATAATCCTGATTGGATGCAGACTTAATATTTTGAGTTGTGTTTTTTTATAGTCAGATAGGTTTTTAAATATGGGCTGACTATGCCCCACTAATGTTTTTATTGTTTTCTTTATGTTGATAAGTATATCAAAATCAAAATAGTATTGCAACACCTTGCAAAATATGTTAGTGAATCATAAAAATACCAAGTAAACATTGGATAAAATAAAATTATTTGATCTTAATAACCAATAATCCATTTTCACCTTTAAATTTTGTTGGTTTTAAATCATACCAATCAAATAAATCTTTTGCTTTTGGAGTTCTATTAATTTCTAAAGCTTCATAGATTGTTCTTAATCTCTCTTTTGCTTCAGCGTTAGAAATAAAATCACTTAAACGTAAAGCTAGTCTAGTCTGGATAGTGCGTTTATTGTCTGTAGCAGCAAATTGGGCTTCATACAGTTCATCAATATCTTTATTTCTATAGCGCAATGCTTTGATCTTTTCAGGTCCAAGAGCATCATAGTATTTAGCAAAGTTCTTATTTCGAGCATCAATCAAGGCAACGATTTGATCATCTTGCTTCTCTTTAGCAGAAACGTACTCTTCCATCGTTTCACTAAAACTTTGATAACCACTCAAGAGCTTAGACATACCTGAGATTGGGCTAGTAAATTGAACCTGTTTTGATTCATCAGTTAATAGCTCACGGAATGAAGCTGAATAACCTGAAGCGTTATGATCAACGCCTTCAACATCACGTACTACATACGTTGCTTCCATAGCTTCAAAAGATTGAAGTTCTGATTTTAAAGCAACATCAGATACATAGAATTGTTTGGTTTCATCGTTTAAGAAAATGTATGGATCTTTACCGATACTGTCTAAAAGTGCTTTTACAACAGCAGGCTTATCTTTATTGGTCGGACTATTCAAAGCTTCAAGTAAATCGTTTGAACCTTTAATCTTAGTCAGAACATTTGATTGCCATTCTTCCTTAGTGCAACTTGCAACTTCAGGAACATTGCTCAATAAAATATTGATAGATTCGTTATATTGGCTGTCTCTTAAACGACCACAAATTTGAGGTACAAGGACTGCAAAATCAATCTTGGTATAATCACGTAAACCATTAATGATGATGTAGGTTTTACCATGCTCATCATAAATATCAGCACCTTCGAACATTGTAGAGGTATAGAAATTCAGCTTACCTACTGGCTTTTCTACAACATCGTCAACTAATCCCCATGCACCTAATTTAGTATCTAATTTCTTTTCATTACGAGCAGACTTAGAACAAATCAATCGGATCTCATCACGATTAAAAACAGGCTTTCCATCAGTACCTACAATCTTGCTTAACCACTCCATAACTTGAGTGATTTCTTTGACACTGTTATAAAAAATATGTGCGTTGCCTTCTTCACGACCAAGTAAGAAGCTCAAACATAAATTAAATAAGGCATTGTTGATACTTACACCTTTATCTAATCTTTGTAGGTTAAATTTAACAGCTCTTACGTTATCCCATTCAATTGTACATAAAGGTAAATGTCCGATCAGATCAGGGAAATATTCACGTTTAGTTGGTGTAGCTGTCAAAAATACATACGATGCAAACTTACTGTAGTTATGCAGAATGAACTCGCATTTAGGGGCTTTGAATGAACCTAAATTAACAAGGGTATGCGCTTCATCAACAAGTAGCTTGAACTCACCTGGAACAAAACCTTTAATCTTCATCAAGGCAGGGAGTGAATCAAATGTGCAGATAATCTTTCTTGGCTTTGAACGATCTGCTAATTGTTCAGAAATCTCAGCATCATTATCAGTCCATTCACCACCACGCTTAATGATATTGATATGGTCTAGGTGATCGTTATCAGCAACTTTAGATTTGAGTAAATTAACGTATGGTACTAATACCACATAATCAACGTAATTTCTTAAAACAAGCGTTGTACCGCCACAGCCAGTAATTTGTTTATTTATATAGCAATTTTCAGGAAAGTCTTTAATAAGATCTGAAAGGCGTTTAGAAGAGTCGCCTGCTTTGATTGTAATTGTGTTTTCTTGAGTGTTTTGCTCGATACTTACGGCATCGTCAATGATTAAATCTTGTAATTCCATTATTGGGTGTACCTAAATAGGTCTTATATTTTCATGTCATTTATATATGTTTAAGCAGTTAGAGGGTGCTTATCCCCTGTTTCGGATATTGTATAAAATCTGAATACCAATGTCAACTATTTTTTTTGACATTAAATTATTGTAAATAATATATAAGTTATTGATATTTATATAAAGTAAAATAAATGATCATCTAATAAATTTAGCATTTCTATACGAGAAATAGAGCTTTTTTAGAAAAAAATAGACAGAAAAATTTCCCTAATCAAACATCGGATACACAGCTACAATTAAAAAATAAGGTGCGTTATTCACGCCAACAAATAGTTTCAATTATCTGATACCATCATGGGCGTGATACTTTGATCTGACGTTGCTCTGTTTCTATAGTGACTCGATTTAGATGTTGGTTGTTCGCAACAACAGCTCAAAGTTTAAATTTAAAAGAGTCTAAAAATTAAAAAGATGTTCTAAAAAAATTAGACAGTGTATAAAATCTAAAATAAGCATATAAGTATTGGGTTTTTAAGTGGTTTTATAAATAAAATTGTCTAATTTTTTTGACATTTCTGCATTACTATTACAAGTAGGGTAATGGAAAAGTAGAAGTTATCAACAGATATGAATTTATTGTTTCTTGTTTTTAAAGAATAAAAGGATTAAGCAATAAATAACCATTCAATCTAAAGCTCTAAGGAGCTTCAGATCTCATTCCATTCTAATAGTATTCAGTGATAAGACCAGAAACAGAACTGACGTTCCGTTCCGACTCTTATGCAAAGCCACTGAAACCACATTTAATAAATTAGAAGTAACAAGCTAAAACCATATTTGTATCCTATCGGACACAAACATGACTTTACCTTTAACAGTCAGTAATCAATCTTTAATCTGTATCCGTACCTTAACAGGCACGTATCCATATCAAACATTGAACTGACTGCCTACTAATCTGTTTTCTTTCAATACCAATCAGATATAAGAATAGAAAAAAGCTTTCTCTTTCTTTTAAAAATAGAATTGGTATTTCTATCTGATTCTGTAGATCTAGTATCTGTAACATGCTTTATATGTCACTGTATCCTAACGGACACAGCACCATATCAACCATTAACAGACAGTATTCAATCTATCATCCATATTGTGTACTACCGTACCCAATACGGACTCTATATTGAACTGTCTGAAGCTGTATTCTGTTTATTTAAGATACCAATTCAAATAGAATGGAATTGAACATATATAAATTTATTAAACATGAAAAAGATAGTTTTAACCTTATTCATAGCTTGTATTGGTACTTCTGCTTACTCTGAATCAGTATATGAATTAGCTCAAGCTCATTGTAAGAAAGCTGAAATTGTATCTTACACAGCTCAAACATACAGACAGTTAGGTACGAAAGCTTCTGAAACTACAGCAAAGCTTATGTCAGTTACAGCTAATATGACTGATCAAGAAGCAAGAGAAAAAGAAGAAAAACTGATTTTCTTTATTGTTCAAGATGCCTATACGATACCTGTATACCCTGACCAATCTATGAAAAAGAAAGCAATTTCTAATTTTGAAGAACGTCACTATTTAGCATGTAGCCAATCATTTCAGAATTCTATTAATAAAAGAGAAAAGACACTCCTTCTATCCGATGGAACTATTAATCCTGAATATTTAAAATAGCCTATGTAGAATAGGTATCCTTATTACTTAAAGTTATAGAAGTTGACAAAATTATAATAATATGTTATATATAGATCTGTTTTCTATAACTAATATTTATATGAAAACGACATCAAAAATAATAAATAAAACTTTTAATAAAAAGAGAAACTATGTATTCAGTATATAAAATCTATCAAGCTGACAAGCTCGTACTTGTCACATATTCAGACCTCATCCCTGAATTTACAGATACAACCAAACTAAAACTTATCTTCAATGGACCAACTATTCCTATTTCCTTATTTGAATCCTATTACAAACATCCTGAACTGTTTTCTATTACTACCCATGAGATAGGTATCTACAATGCCCTGGATGCTAATCAGATCGTTCAAGAACAATCAAAACTAATCGGTACAGACAAACCTTCCATTAAAGCTAAAACCTCAAATAGAGCTATTAGTACAGCTAAGAAACCTCGTACTAAAAAGGCAGTTAAAAAGAATGAAGATTAAGGGATGTAAACGACAATCCTTTCTAGATCAAGCTGTTCAAAATGGTGGTCAACCAATCTTCTACTTAATCAAATGCTGGGATAAGGACGAGAGCTTCTATAAGCTTGGTATCACAGTCAATAACATATTAACTCGATACGGTACTGTTAAAGCTATGCCATACGAATGGGAAATCCTACTCGAACTTCCTGATACAGCAGAAGCAGTTTATGATATGGAAGTAGCATTTAAAACAGAGATGGACGAATTTCACTATAAACCTAAAATAGCATTTAACGGATCAGGTACTGAATGCTACACTGAGTTATCAGAAGCTTTACAACAGCTTATAAAATGACCATTTTAAAAATAATTCTAAGTTCAATTCTGGTGTTTGGTTTACCAATATTGACACATGCAACTCCAGATTACGTTTATGAATATCCAACAATAGAATTAACTAGTCGAGAACAAGTTCTACGTGAATTTGCTTTGTATCAACAACTTCAGATAAGAGATAATCAAATCTATGTAAGATCTAGAGATGAATTAGATAGAAAAGCTAATTTGTGCCGCTCAAATTTCGTTCATTATAATTTTATAGCTCAAATACAAAGAAATTTAAAAGTAATTAATGCTGGAATAAGTGACGACTACGCTTATAGAACATATATAAAACCAGCGGAAAAAGAAATTGAGAAAAATAATAGAGAAGTAGGTAGGGATTGTAAGGATGTTTTGAAAGAAGACAGTGCTAGATATGCTAAATTTTTTGAGAGATAACCAATGAAGCTAATAACTGCCCTACTCTCTCTTTTAGCTGTATCTAGTATCTCAACTAGCTACGCTTATAACACTGTATACAAATACACTGAACCGAAGGCTGAACAATCTAGAGATGTTTTTTACCAAACTTTAGGACTTTTCGCTGAGTTAAAGAATGAAAAATATGTTAGTTCTCTTCTTATTAAAGATCCAAGAAACAACATTGTTAATAAAGATAAAAGATACAAAGTGAAATTATGTGAACTGGTACAAGTTATAGAAGATGAGAAAGCCTATATGAAAGCTAATATGGCTACACAATCAGTATCTATAGTCGGTTTAGAAAAATATCAGGATCGGTTAGAAAAAGAAATTGGTGAAAGCTGCGAAGAGTTGTTTAAATGGCGTAATTGGTAAATCACAACATATAGTGGTTATGTATTTATATAACCACTACATATACTGTTCAGCACTTGACAAATATAAATTTTTCTGATATAGTTCTCATTACTTATTTAGAACGACTTAGGCTAAGTAAGAGTAATAATAAAAACTAGGTCAGTCATTTTATATATCCTTTATTTAACACCCCCACTTATAGCTTATCTAGGTAGGCTGTCAGATCCCCTTTTAGCTCAGTTTAGTTTTTCTCTTTCTATCCTGAGCTTTCTTTAATAGCTCTATTAATACAGTTATTAATATAATAAAAATAAACAAGATCTATATTTAAAACAGACATTTAACCTTTTAAAAAAGAGAATATCTAATACTTATAAATACAACGACTACAGTACAACAATAACAAGAACTAGAGAAAAGACTGCATAGATCCAAGTGCTAGATAAAGAATTAGATTGCCCTTCTATATACCTATGTACGCACGTACACGCACACGCATTTTGCAACATTGGATGCCACAAATCTTTTAGAACAAAGAGACAGTAAGACGCACCTAGACAAGCGTTCAGGATCTTGGCTCTGCTCAAGACAATACAGCTTCATCGTATTGGCTTGATCCGAAGGACAAGAAGCCTGCATAAACGCCCAACAACAGAACAATAAAATAATTAAAGGAACAACAATCATGGGATCTAAACCGAAGGTTCAGAAACAAGATTCGCCAGAAGAGATTGAACGTAAAGCTAAAGAACTGGCTCAGAAAGAAGCGAATGAAAACACAGCTTCAAGACGTAAATATAAGCAAAGCTCGGTACTTGGTGGCTTACTTGGCAAGAACACAGTAATCAGTAATGCATACAACCAAGCGAACACTGGCAGCAACAATTCGAGTAATACGAAAACAGGGACTTAAAGAGATTGAACGCACAACAAATATTAAAGCGTTTGTCTCAACTTAAATCTGAACGTGTAAAGCATGAAACAACTTGGCGTGACTGCTACAAATATTGCGCTCCTGAACGTCAACAAAGCTTCCAAGACGTAACAGCATCAGGACTAGAACAAGAACGTAAAACAGCAAGAAATGAGTTATACGACACAACAGCATGTGAAGGTATTCAACTCTTAGTATCAAGCGTATATAGCGGTACAACATCTCCTGTTAGCTTATGGTTCAAGTCAGTACCAAGTGGCGTAGATACGCCTTCTCAACTCACACAAGGCGAACAGTGGCTTGATATGGTTGATAACTTTATCTTCCGTAATATACACAGCTCTAACTTTGATAGTGAAGTTGTAGACTACCTAACAGATCTTATTGTTGCAGGATGGGCAGTTTTATTTATTGATACGCACCGTGATAAAGGTGGTTTTATATTTAATACCTGGAACATTGGTAACTGTTACATCAGCTCAACTCAAGCCAATGGCATGATCGACACAATCTACAGGGAGTTTGAGCTTTCAGCAGAGCAGATCGTTACTGAGTTTGGCATTGATAACGTCAGCGATAAGATCAAAGCAGCAGTAGAAAAGAAGCCAGATCAGAAGTTCACATTAGTACAGGCAATCTTCCCTAGAGACAAACAATACGTTAAAGGTGATGAAGGTAAACGTGTAGCAACAGCTATGCCCTTCGCTTCTTATACGATTGAAGCTCAATCAAAACATATCCTAAAAGAATCAGGTTTTGAAGAATTTCCTTGTGTCGTCAGTAGATTTAGAAAGATCCCTGAATCTCCGTATGGCTTGGGCATGGCGAGTATGGTTCTGGCAGATGTAAAGACAACTAACCAACTCATGAAGCTCTCATTACAGACAGCAGAATTAAATCTAGGCGGTTTGTGGATGGCTGCACATGATGGCGTTGTAAACCCCAATACACTTCGTATTCGACCTAATGCAATCATAGCTGTTAACTCTATTGATAACTCTATTAAACGACTGGATACAGGATCAGCAACGGTAGGTATGGGCTTAGACTTCCTTCAACACTTTCAGGCTAAGATTAAGCGTACTTTGATGAGCGATCAGCTTACACCACAAGGTTCAGCTCCGTTGACCGCCACGGAAATACAAGCAAGAGTAAACGTATATCGCAATCAGCTCGGCTCAATCTTCTCTCGTATGCAGTCCGAATATCTACAAGTGTTACTAGAGCGTACATGGGGATTAGCTATGAGATCAGGAATGCTACCGCCTGCGCCTGAAGAGCTTATGCAGGCTTCACGTATATCTTTTAACTTCATCAACCCTATGGCTGCATCACAAAAACTTCAATGGGTAACTTCAACTCAAGAGCTGATGATGAATGTAGGTCAGATGGCAACGATTGATCAGACTGTATTAGACAACATCAACTTAGATGCAATGGTACAAATCATGGCAGATGGCTTAAACGTGCCTAAAGAAGCAATTCGTACTGAAGATGAAATAGCAGAACTGAGACAGCTTAAACAAGAACAACAACAAGCAATGCAGCAACAACAGCAACAGCAAGCAGTAATGTCAGAAGTAGGGTCAACAGCTATGGATATAGCAAAAGATCAAGCTAAGAACATGACACCTGAAGAGCTAGGAGCAATGTTTGAACAGCAATAAATATCAGAGAGTCTTTACAAGTGAAGAAGGAATACAGGTACTAGATGAACTCATTTCACTATTCCACGTACCACTAGCATTTGATAAAGACTCAGCAACTCAGACAGCCTTTAATCTAGGAAAGCAGGATGTAATCAACTTCATCTTGGCTCGTATTAAAGAAGCAGAACAACCGAAGTAATAAGAATAAAAAAAGAGAAAAAAAGAATGACAGACAACTTAGAACAACCACAAATTAATGAACAAGATACAGTTTTAAGCACAGCTAATGATAGCTCTATTGATACAAGTATCCCTGAAAAGTTCAAAGTAGTAACAGAAGATGGTGCAGTAGACTATAAAGCTACAGTAGCCAAATTGAATGAATCGTATAGCTACTTAGAAAAGAAAGTAGGTACAGGAGAAGTAGCTCCTAAATCGGCAGATGAATATAAGATTGAGCGAGAAGACTTTAACTTTGAAGACTTCAAAGCAGATGAATCAAATAAACAATTTCTAGCTGAAGCTCACAAGCATGGGATCACAAACAAACAACTCGACTTCCTTTTGAATGAGTATGACAAACGTGCAGTAGACCTGGTATCGAATAACTCTCAGTTTGATACAGATTCAACAGTACAATCCCTTCAACAAGAATGGGGTAGCAACTATGAATCTAATATCTTCTCAGCTATCAAAGCAGCTAAATCGGCAGGCTTAACAGAAGATCAGATCAATGATCCTAGTATTGGAAATAATGTAGCAGTAATTAAAGCTCTTGCTTATTTCGGTTCACAGATTGCAGAAGACAAGCCAATCAATAACGGCACAGCAGTCAGTACAGATATTCAGTCTTTAATGCGTAGTCCTGCTTTCTTTGATCCTAAGCATCCAGAGCATAAGTCAGTGAAGGCTCAGATTGATGCCTATTATGACAGCCTAAGACGATAAACAAATAGCTCCTGAAGTGGCGTTCAGATAAAGCTTCAAGCCATACAGTCCTTGTGTAGAGCATGTGACTGTATCACTTCTTATCAGCCCGATATGGATAACTGAAACAACAACAAGCTCTACAAATACAACATAAAAACAGAGCTAATAATAGCTCTAACAATAAATCTAAATAATAAAAACAAGGACAAACAAAACAATGGCATATTCAAGCATTGATTCAGTATTCGTTAAACAATACGCAGATACGTACACCATCTTACTTGAGCAGAAAGAAAGCAAACTATTATCAACAGTAACTAATATCGGTTCTGTAACTGGCAGCTCTTTCAGCGTAAACGAAATGGGAACTCTAGGTGATGAGTTCAGTACATTAACTCGCTTTGGTGAGACTCAATATACAGACGCTTCATTTGCTAGTCGTTTAGCAACAATGAACGACTTCCCTAACTTTACTCGTCTAGCTATCCAGGACTTGTACAAGCTAAAAGCTCAACCACAAGATCAGCTATTACAACGCCTACACGCTAAATTTAATCGTAAAGTAGACAAGATTGTATATAACGCTCTTATTGGTACAGCAGCTCGTAAAGAAGTAGGTGCAGACACTTATACAAACGTAGCTCTTCCTGCTACTCAAATCTTAGGTGATGCAACAGCTCCAATCACTAAACAACTTCTTATCGACATCCGTACTAAGTTTATGGAAAACGAATGTGATGAAGATATTTACGTTACATACAATGCGGACCTGTTAAACGCTTTACTAGCAGATACCACTTTGACTTCAGCAGACTACCTTGCAGGACAGCTCTTGCAGCGTGGAGAAATTTCCAATTTTCTTGGTTTCCAGTGGGTCCACTATGAAGGCATCAAAGATGCTTCAGGTACTTCAGCAACAGGCGTAGCTTATACTCGTTCAGCAGTAGAAGTAGGTATTAACTCTATCTCTCCATTGAAGATCGTAGAAGTTGAAACTCAAAACCGCTTCCACAGCATTGGGCACGTAGATGCGCTAGGGGCTGTCCGTACTGATGAAAAGCGTGTAGTAGCGTTCAAATTCAAAGTTTAATAGATCTATTAATACAGCTAATTATAAAACTAAAGCTCCTTATCTGTAACAGGGTAGGGGGCTTTCAATACCTAATAATAACAATAACTAAGGACGCTACATGACAACAAAAGTAGATATAAGCAATCAAGCTTTAAGCCTAATCGGTGCAGATAGCATTACAAGCTTCGATGATAAAACAAGTATAGCTAGACGTATGAAAGGACTGTATGACAC